CTTCGTTGATGCGGTCACGCCTGTGTTGCGTCTTGCTAGTTGAGCGAGTGGTTGTCTTCAATGCACTCTTGGATTAGGTGATGGAGTGCATTGTTTTTTTTCAAGCAGAAGACGGCATACGAGATCACTGTGTGACTGGAGTTCAGACGTGTGCTCTTCCGCTCTGCCACATTTTTACATGCACAGAATAAAATTCACAAACGTGACGTATAAGTCACAGAGGTATTTGGCATGGCCGCAAACAAAAAACCAACGGCACTTAGAGAGCTTCAGGGTACGGCAAACAGGAATAAGCATAGGGATAATCAAGATCAGCCGGTGGTTACTCGAGGCATTGGTCCCGCCCCAAAACATCTTAACGACGATCAGAAAGAAATATGGGACGAGGTGGTATCGGGTATGTATGCCGGTGTTTTAGGTGAGGCTGACAGGCTGGCCTTGGAGACTTTGACTCGGCTTGTTTATACGATGCGTACAGACTTTGAAGAGATGAGCGCGGCCAAGCTTTCGCAGTTGTCCACGATGCTCGGTAAGTTTGGAATGACGCCAAGCGATAGAACTAAAATTGTCGTGCCCAAAGGTAGCGAGAAGAAAAACGGTTTTACCGAAATGAACAAACTTAAGTGAAATACAAAGGCACGAAGAAGGGGCACAAGTACGCCGTTGATGTGGTGGCCGGTAAGGTTATCGCGTGTAAGTGGATTGTTCTTGCCTGTCAAAAGTATCTCGACGATCTGAAAAAATCTACAAAGAGAAACTTTCCTTATACTTTTGACGAGAAAGCAGCCGAAAGGGTGTTGATGTTTAAGCAAATGATGCCACACACAAAAGGAAAGTGGGCTCAGCAAAAGCTAACGCTTAAGCTTGAGCCATGGCAATGCTTTTTTAATATGAATATCTTCGGCTGGAAGTCTAAGAAGACAGGGCTTAGACGGTATCGAAAGGCGCTTTTGATTGTTCCACGTAAAAACGGCAAGAGCGCAGAGGCCGCGACCACTGGGCTGTATATGCTTTCGTCGGATGATGAGTATGGAGCAGAGGTTTACAGTGGGGCGACTACCGAGAAGCAAGCATGGGAAGTTTTTAGACCTGCAAAGCTGATGGCCGCTAGAGCTGACGGATTTATGGAGGCTACCGGCGTAGAGGTTAACGCCTCAAATATAAACATACTTGAGAATGGTTCTCGGTTCGAGCCTATCATCGGGAACCCTGGTGATGGTCAGTCACCCTCATGCGCTATCATCGACGAATATCACGAACACAAAGACGATAAAGTATTAGATACGATGGAAACGGGAATGGGTGCGCGCGAACAGCCGCTCATGCTTGTGATTACGACTGCCGGTGATAATATCGCAGGTCCGTGTTACCAGATGCAGATCGACGCACAGAAAGCCTTAGACGGTGTTATCGAAAGTGATCAGACGTTCGCGCTAATTTACACTATAGACAAAGGCGACGAGTGGGCAAGCGTTGACTCACTGAAAAAAGCAAACCCCAATTTTGGCGTGTCGGTAAGTGAGGAATTTTTACTTGCTAGACTTCAGGACGCAAAGAATAACGCACGTAAGCAATCGGTTTACAAGACAAAGCATCTTAATATTTGGGTGGGTTCGCGTGATGCGTTTTTTAATATCGAGAGGTGGAATGAATCGGCTGATAGTACGCTTAAGATTGAAGACTTCTACGGGAAAAAGGCATATATAGGCATGGATTTGGCTTCTAAGGTCGATATTGCAGCCATTGAAATACTGATTGATAACGATGGTGAGCTGGTTAGGTTCGGAAAGTATTACTTGCCAGAGGCCGCGCTAGAATCTACAGCATCGGATCACTATGCGGGATGGGCAAAAGATGGATGGTTAACCATTACCGATGGTGAAATCATTGATTTTGCAGAAATTGAGGCTGACATACTTGACTTGTGCGGCAAGTTTCAAGTAGATCAGTTGGCTTATGACCCGTTTCAGGCTACAATGTTAGCAACACGGTTGATGGCTGAAGGCGTGCCAATCATAGAGATTGGGGCGACTGTAAAGAATTTTAGTGAGCCAATGAAACAATTAGACGGTTTGGTCAGGTCTAGACAGATTACTCACAACGCTGACCCAGTGATGACTTGGATGATGTCCAACGTTGTTGCTAAGGTTGACGCAAAAGATAACGTCTTTCCTCGAAAAGAGAAGGATGAATATAAAATTGATGGGCCGGTGGCTTTGATTATGGCATTAAACAGACAAATGAATGACGATGTGGGGAGCTTGGATTCATTCCTTGACGACCCTATCAGTGTGGATTTTTAATGAGCTGGTATAGTCCTATGTCGTGGTTCGGAGGATCGGGTAACTCTCGTCACGCTGGCTATCAGAATGAGAACCCAAACGGCTATTCAAGTAGTGCTGCGGCTTCGGTATCGTTTGATTCTGCTATGACCTTGTCTGCGTTCTGGGCTTGTACTCGAGTGCTTACTGAAACGCTGGCTGCTATGCCTATCAAGTGTTATCGACGTATGCCAGACGGATCACGACAAGAGGATCGATCTTATCGGCTGTGGCGCACGCTCAATTACCAGCCTAACAGATACCAAACCCGCACAGAATTTTTTGAAAACATGATGTTGAACCTTGTAACTTCTGGCAATTCCTATGCAGAGATTACCAGTGGCGGTTATGTTCCGTTGATGTCCGTCCAGATGCAGGTTCAATTGTTGCCTGATGGATCTATTCAGTACGAATACACGGATTTTAATAGCACTAAGCGTATTATTCCAGAGTCAAATATTTGGCATGTAAAGCTTTTCGGTAATTCGATTGTAGGAATGTCGCCTCTTGGTTATGCGCGTCAAAGTATCGGCGTGTCACTCGCGACTGAAAACCGCGTTGGTAAGATTGCAAAGAACGGCGGCAAGGTTTCAGGATTGTTATCCATCAATCACGTACTTAACGAGAAGCAGCGTGCGGCGGTTCGCAAGAATATGGAGGGAATCGCAGAGGGTGATACTGATACCCTAAAGATTCTTGAAGCTGACATGAAGTTTCAGCAAACAGCATTAAGCCCGCAAGATTTACAGATGCTTGAAAGCCGCCGGTTTAATGTCGAGGATATAGCACGATTCATGGGCGTGCCTTCGGTTTTGATAAACGATACCGCAGGATCGACAACTTGGGGAAGCGGTATTGAGCAGATTATAAACGGTTTTTATAAGATCAATATGAAGCCGTACCTAGAGCGCTTTGAATCTAGCCTAAAGCGACATCTTATACCACGGTCAGATTGGGATACTATCGATATAGAATTTGATTTTGATTCGCTATTACGTGCAAGCAAGCAGGATCGAATGACAGCCAAGTCTGTAGCTATTAATTCAGGCCAGTTAACGCCAAATGAAGCGCGTAACGATGAAGGTCTAGAGGATAAAGAAGGCGGCGACGATATTTACCTGAATGGCTCGCTTGTTAAAGCTGGTACCGAGCCAGAGACAAAAGAAATTATAGAGGTTGAAGATGAAAACGATCAGACTTGATGGTGTTGTGGGGCGTGAAATTCTCGCTGACGATGTTAGTTCTCAGATCGAAGGACAGAGCGAAGTAAAGCTTATTCTCAATTCAGGTGGCGGTGATGTCTTAGAGGGCTTTTCAATCTTTAATGTCCTAAAGGATTTTGACGGCAAGATTCATATTCAGGTCGATTTCGCGGCGTCTATGGCCTCCCTGATTGCGATGGCTGGCGATACTATCACAATGAAGGATAACTCCTCTATTATGATGATTCACCGTCCTTGGGGTGTTGCAGGCGGTAATTCTGAGGATTTCAGAAAGCAAGCCGACACGCTGGATAAGATGGAAACGATGCTACTTAATATTTACGCTGAAAGATCGGGCATGAATGCGGTTAAGCTTTCGGGATTGCTTGAAGATGAAACTTATATGAACGCGCAAGAGGCCAAAGATTTTGGCTTTATCGATTCTATCGAGTCCGGCAAGTCTGATTTTGCGATGGTCGCTATGTCAGGAATGAAGGCGCACGATAAAGTAAGCTTTTCTACCGATAAGTTTTTAGCAAAAATCGAGGCTATGCGAGCAGAAAAGCCAGCGATTAAAGACACTTTTAGCGCGTGCTCAAGCTTGGCCGATGTTGAGGCAGTTATGCGCAATGAAATGAAGCTTTCAAGATCCGAAGCGGTAGCGATTACCGCGGCGGTTAAGAAACAAGTTCGTGGTGATCATGAGCTTACAGAAGTAAAAGCAATTTTTGACAACTTTAAACTATAAATAAGGATCACCATTATGAGTGAATATAAAGCAGAATTAACGGCTGGACTTGAGAAGGTCTCGGCTCAACTTGAATCGGCAATTGGTAAGCAAAACGCTGAATTGCAAGATTCTATGAAGGCCAGCAAAAAAACAAACGATACTGTAAGCGCACTAGCTGAGCAGTTCGTCGCAATGAATGCCGATCTTGTAAAAATGGGCGACAACATGACCGCTTTTGAGCAGTCACGACAAAGCGCCTCAACTGAGGAAGTGAGTCAAGGCATGGGCGCGCAGTTCGTCGCTTCTGATTCTTTCGCAGATTTTAAAGCAGGTCAAACCAACCGCGCCTCTTTCGAAGCGAACACAATTGTTACAGGCGGTGATAACTCAGTCACTCGACATGAGCAGTTGCCAGGGGTTGTACCTGGTGCGGTTCGTCAATTAACAGTATTGCCAACGGTTTCAACGGGTCAAGCTTCTAGTAATATTATTTACTACTCGCGGGAATTGTTGTGGACCAATAACGCCGCCGGTACTGCTGAAGGCGCGGATAAGCCTGAATCTGTATTGACCTTTGAAGAAAAGACGGTTCCAATTATAACTGTCCCACACTTTCTTAAAGCGTCAAAACAGGCACTAGAAGATTCAACTTTCTTGGCCTCTTATATCGATATGCGCATGGCTCACGGTGTCCGAAACAAGATTGAACAGCAAATTATCACAGGTAATGGTGTCGGCCAAAACTTTAGCGGTTGGTTAGCTGCTGGTAACAGTACAGCAACAGATCCTTTACTGACTGTTGATATTTATGGTCTAGCGAGCAAGATGAAATATGAGATTATCTCGGCTGATTATGAAGCTGATTATTTTTATATGAATCCTTCGGATTGGCAGAAAGCAGAGACCACACGACGAGCTGCTGGTGATACTGCTTTCGTCGCTCAGTCTGGCGCGGTTACTTATGTTAATAACGGTCTTACTCCTTTGCTTTGGGGTCTCCCTGTTGTACTTAGCAATAACGTTCCTGCTGGTACTATGGTGTGTAAGTCTGTATCTGCTGACATGTACTTTAATCGCCATGGTGTTCGTGTTGAAATGTTCGAACAAGATACTGATAACGTTCAGAAGAACTTGATCACCATTCGTGGTGAAGCTCGCGGCGCTGAAGCGGTTATGGTTCCTGCTGCTATCCGTACTGGTGACATTACAGCAATTACAGCGGCTTAATATTAGGGGCTTCGGCCCCTTTTGAGAGGTTTTATGAAATTTAGAGCTTTGAAAGAGTTTTCATCCGTTCGCTGGGGCAATGTTTGCGTAGGTGATTTGGTTGAACTTGATGGCGATATAGCTAAAAAAATGGTTGATTTGGGCTATATGGAGTTGCCACAGCAAACGGCTATAGCTTTACGGCAGGAACCCGAAAAGGTTGAGCCAAAAAAAGGCATATTATCAAAGGCTAAAAAATGACTGACACGATTGTAAAAGTTGGACCAACGACAGAACCGATAACCCAGGACGAGGCGCGCACACAGTTACGTGTCGATGTTGGGTTTGATGAGGATAAGATCACGGACCTTATTTCGATGTCACGGGCGCACGTTGAGGGCTATTGCAATCGTTTTTTTACAGAGCAAACGGTTTTAATCGTTTTTGATACTGGTTTTTCTGGTCTTAGTTTAAAGCTACCTTATCCAGATTTAAAAACAATTAACTCGGTGAAAACGGTCGACTCTTCGGGTGTCGAGACGATTATTGATGACGCTGAATACACTTTTAATGCTGATTTAGAGCGGATTTACTTCACTTCAGCCATAGGTTCGGGTGTTAGCGTCCTAGTTGAGGTCGTTACTGGCGCACCTGTTGAGTTTGAAGGGGCGAAAATAGCAATGCTGATGTTCATGACGGATCTTTACGAATTGCGGACAGAGAGCCTTGTGGGGGTCTCTATTGCCAATAATCCCGCAATTGTTAATCAAATGTTTCCTTTTAGGGTGAATATGGGTGTTTAGAGTCGGCGAGCTGGATCAAAAAATCGATTTTTGGCGTGAATGTCTCGAAGATGATGGCATGGGAGGTCAGAAAAAAAGCGAAGTTTTGATTTATAGTGGCCGGTGGGCCAAGGTTCGGTCTATGAGCGGCGGTGAGTCTGAGCGATTCGACAGACTAAACGCAGTCGGAACATGTTTTTTTGTCACTAGACGGGTTGACGATATACAAGAGAATGATTTTATCAAGTGGCGCGGCGTTGACTATAATATCAGGCTAATACCACCTCAAAGTATGAACTCGTTATACTCTCAGTTTTACGCAGAAAGAGGCGTCGCGTTATGACGGTTGTCATCGAAGGTGTTGAGGATATTCAAAAGCTTCTAACGAAGATAGCCCCGAATCACGCCCGCAACCTAATGAGATCAACGGTTCACGCGATGGCTGGGGGTGTGGCTAAAGAGGCAAAAACAAAAGCGCCAACCCGTACCGGCGACCTGAAGAAAGCGATTAAAACAAAGCGTAAAAAGTCCCACCCTGACAAACCTATTTCTGCGGTTATAGTGGAACACGGATTTAATGTTAAAAACGATCCGTATTATTGGCGTTTTGTTGAATATGGGACGGGTGGCGAGAACGCACAGCAAGCGAGACCGTTTATAGCGCCTGCTGTTGAGACGTTAAGGCAGAATTTTAACAGTACAATGGTTAGAGAGTTTGGTAAAAAACTCGAAAAGAAACTTGAGCGCGAACGGAAGAAGAGGTTTTAGTGGGTTTCGAAACGGCAGTTCAAGAGGTTATATATTCGACTTTGAGCGCAAATGAGGCGCTTACATCGACGGTTGAGGGTATTTTTGACGCTGTGCCACAGCTTTCTAGGGAGTGCGGCAAGGTTCAGCAACAAAAATTCCCTTATGTGACTATCGGTGAGGCTATACACAATGCTTGGGATACCGATAATACTCTAGGTAATGACGTTTCTATCGTGATTCATACGTGGTCTAGAGCTAGAGGCCGGCAAGAAACAAAAGAGATTCAAGGCATTATTTACGCAGCTTTGAATCGCAAGAAATTACACTATACTGGTTATGATATAATCACTATAGATTTTGAGAGTTCACAAACGTTTACCGATGCCGATGGCTTAACCCGTCACGGCGTTCAATCATTTAGAATATTAATAGACGAGGTGTAATATGGCCGGTTTCATTGGTCGCGAGTTTTTAGTAAAGAAAAATAGTATCCAGTTGCTAGGGTTGCGAGCAAAAACGGTTTCGTTTGCCGGTGAGTCGATTGATATCACCACGGGCGAAGATGCTGGCTTTCGGACGCTGCTTTCACCTTCGGGACAGCAAAGCATTGATATTAGCTTTGACGGTATAGCGAAAGACGCCTTACTCAGGGACTTGATTTTGAGCGGCGGCAATTTGATGCTAACAGACATTGAATTAGAGTGGCCGCTAAGTGATGCAGGCACGAACCCTGCAACACTAACAGGAAATTTTAGACTAAACGGCTATGAAGAAGGCCAACCATACAATGAAGCCACGACCTTCAGCTCGACATTAATGAGTTCTGGTACGTGGGTATACACACCAGAGGCTTAATATGTCAATTTTTCAAGAGTACGCTATCACTTGGGGCGGCAAAGAGTATGTTATAGCCCCTGATAGAATAATGGGGCTTATCGAGGTTGTTGAGGAAATTATAACCATAGAAGAGCTTCATCAGGTCGCTTCAACTGGGCCTAAGCGCGTTAAATTATCAAAGGCGTTTCATGCAATTCTTAAGTATGCCGGTCACAATGTCACCGTTGAGGAGATATACAACACGTTTTTCTTAGGCGGTAGTGAAATAGCTGGAATTGTTAACGGTATTCTTTTGCTGATGATCCCGCCTGAACACCTTCAATCAAAAACGCCTGCACCAAAAGCGCCTAAAGCAAAGCCAAAAAAAAAGAGCGTCAAAGGTTAGTACGTGCGGCATATAAGGCCGCAGTTGGTGTTTGGGGTCTTGCGCCTAGTGAGTTTTGGCGCTTAAGCCCTGATGAGTGGTGGCTTTTGTATGAATCAAAAACCTCAGATGAACAACGACAAACCCCTGATGATAAATGGGCGAGTCTTTACGAAAGATTAGGGTAAAAAATGGCTACTGTTGTAGGTGATGTTGCGGTTCGAGTTGGGTCGGATATTACCGACCTTCAGCAAGGCATGAGAAATGCTTCTAAATCAATTGGGAGCTTTTCGAAAACGTCGTCAAAAAAGCTTAGAGATGTAACCGATAACATCGTTAAGATGGGCGCGGCGGCTGGTATTGCGGCTGCTGGCGGGCTTTTGGCAATGACTAAAAGCGCGGCGGCTTCAGCTCAAGAGATACAAAACCTTTCTACAGTTGCAAATACTACGACAGAAGAGTTTCAAAAGTGGGCGTTTGCGTCTAAAAATCTTGGCGTAGAAAATGATAAGCTTGCCGACATTTTAAAAGATGTTAATGACAAGGTTGGCGACTTTCTAACCACAGGCGGCGGTCCACTGGTTGATTTTTTCGAGCAAATAGCGCCGAAAGTCGGTGTTACTGCTGAGCAATTTAGGCACCTTTCTGGCCCCCAAGCTTTACAGCTTTTCACGTCATCGCTAGAAAAGGCCAATCTCTCACAAGCAGAGATGACATTTCACCTCGAAGCGATGGCCTCAGACCTAACCCTTTTACAGCCGCTTTTAGCTAACAACGGTAAGCTTCTCGATCAACAAAGCAAGCTGGCTGAAAACTTGGGTGTTATCTTATCTGATGTAGACATAAAACAGCTTGAGAAGCTACAGCAAAATTTTACTATTCTAGGTTCGCTCGCGTCGTCTGCGGCTGATATTATTGGCGCGGAATTATCGCCGTACGTTACGGTTCTTACAGAAAAACTTATAGATGCTACAAGTTCGGGTGTTGACTTCGGCGAGAAGGTTGACGGGGTTATGCGGGTTGTAGCCAAAAGTGTTGGTTTTGTTGCTGATACGATACACGGATTAAACGTGGTTTTTGAAGGTCTTAAGCTCGTTGGGTTTTCTGCAATCGGCGGCATTAGTCACTTATTACAGGGCGCGGCAGAGGCTTTTGTTTTGTTTGGCGACTCGGCCATAAGAACGGTTAACACTGTTATAAATGCGTTTAATTCAATCCCCGGCCTTGACGATATACCCGGCCTAACGCTGATGACGGATAGTGATTTTATGCAGTCAATTCGAGATTCAAACGAAGAAATTCGAATGACCATAGGTCAGATGACGAATGATTTCTCTGAACTCACAATGCAAGAAATGCCCTCGGATAAAGTTGTCAGATTTCTCGATGACGTGAAAACAAAATCGATAGAAGCGGCGCATGCGGTTTCGGGCGTTCAGGATCAGCTTGTAAATATTGCCAGCGACCCGTTTATGGGCGAAGATCCTAACATGGAATTTGAAGAGTTTTTCGCAGACAATAAGGAGGGCTGGGGTATAGCGGCTAGAGACACTGGGCGAGCAATGCAGAATGTTGTCCAGACAATGTCCACAGGAAGTAAACAGGCGTTTAAAATCGCTAAGGCGTGGGCTTTGGCTGATGCGATAATTTCAACCGCCCAAGGTATTGCGGCGGGAGTTAAACTCGGTTGGCCTCTTGGTGTTCCTGCGGTGGCTTGGGCTGCTGCAACTGGATTCGCTCAGATTACAGCAATTAAAAATCAAAGCTTTGGCGGTAGTGGTGGCGCGGCGGCTTCGGGTGGTGGAACGCCAGCTACAGCACCTAACCCAGTTGGTGTAGGTGGTAGCGGTGGCGCACAACAAAGCCAAACCCTATCAGTGGCCCCAATTGACCCAAGCGCAATATTTAGCGGATCTCAAATGCAATCGTTTGGCGAGTCCATACACGACTTTTCAAAAGATGGTGGAAAGGTGGTTTTTGAAGCATGATCTATATAAGTAATAACATTTTTCTTACATCTTTTTCGGGAGATGTTACCGCAGATAACCCAATAATAGGGTATAACTCGGTTTTGAGGCCGCAAGATTTCACGGCCCCCGCATATACGCCAATTAGGTCGGCGGCAAACGCTTGGACGCCTGACACTGCAACCGTTTTCGAAGGTGCGTCCTTGCCAGGAACGGGGAGTCAGTACCTAGTTTTGCATAATTCAACTTTGGCCGTTGTCGATTATATTGGGATTGCTAGACATAATTTTTTCTCAACTGGGCGAGCCTACAAGATTCAAGAGTCTTCGGATGGGGTTAACTGGACGGATATAACAGCCGCAAAAATACCGCCAAACGACGGATCTATACTTGAGTATTTTGACGCGAGAAGCACGCAATATTTTAGAATTGATCTTGATGATCTTTCAGGACGTGCGCCAATAATCGGACACGTTAAACTAGGTAAGGCGCTAATCCTTCAGCGTAGAATATATGCAGGCCACAGCCCGACCTTATTGTCTTCAATGGTCAAAAAAACCACTTACGGTAGTGAGTCAGGTCAATATTTGGGTCAGGTTGTCCATAGGGCGTATCATAAGACGTCGCTAGAGCAAGAAAATAATTCTCCTGCTTTTGTTAGGGAAAACATAGTGCCGTTTATTAATCATGTTAATGGTCACGCTGTTGTCGAAGATACTGCGGTATCAACGTTTTTCTTTGCATGGAGACCGTCAACATACCCGCAAGAGATTGTTTATGGATGGACGAATGACAATATTCAGCCGCAAAACACAGCCGGTGACGGGCTTGGCGGGCGCATGTCTTGGGGTATGAGTATTGAGGCTATAGCGTGACAAATATAACTAAGGAACTTCGCTATGCTGAGCTCATTATTAAACCTTGCTCTCTTGATTATGGCGTTGCACCTTGCACCGCCGAAGTGGGAACAACTGGATCATATAAGTGCTATAACTCGCCAAGGACATGTCAAGATGCTGCAAATTTTGACGAGGGAAGCGAACAGGTTTTAAGGTGGGTTGTGCCTACCGAGGACTTGCCATTAGAGATTGACGCGCAACCCTGTATAACATCGATAAACCGGCGACCATTAGTAATCGATCCTGGAGAAGGTCTCGGCGTTCGTGAGTCCGTCACTGTAACGATGCACGATTTTTTGCATAATGATGATGGCTTTGATAAATACCCAGATAGTAGAACTAGCAACCCGTACAATAAGGGCACTTATTGGGGCAAGTTTACCGCTCGATGGGGATCTTTAGAGGGTTACGAATTTAGGACCGTTGACGGTTATCAAGGCCAGTCACTATCCGAAATGACGAGAAGGCACTATATAGTTAACGGAACCGCTGGTCCAGATTCAAACGGCAATTTTAGTTTTACCGTTAAGGACGCGATGAAGTTTATCGACGGAGACAAGGGGCAATGGCCTAGACCTTCAGGCGGTACTTTGCTCGCTGCTATAACCGACGTGGGTACAGTGATAACCCTTGACCCAGCCGGTGCAGGTTCAGGCTATCCAGTATCGGGAACCGCTTCAATTAATGATGAGGCCGTCACTTATACGCGCGTAGGTGATGTTATAACGCTTACAGGTCGTGGCCTTTTCGGTTCCCCTCAAGAGGCGCATGAAGAGGGCGAGACATTCCAAGCATCGGCAGAATATGACGCTATGGACCCCCCAGATATTATTTACGACTTGCTATCTAATGGTACAAGTATGCCAGCCGAATATTTAGATCTAGCGGGCTGGAAAGCTGAAACAAACGCATTTCTTGGGCGACTGTATAGCGGCAAGATTATGCAGCCAACACCAGTTAGAGATCTAATTCAAGAGATTATTCAGGATGCTGGACTGACATTTTTTGTTGATCTTGTAGCGAAAAAAATTATTCTTCGGGTCTTGAGACAAGAGGTTCCAATCGCGTCTATAGATGATGATTTTGTCGTCGCAGGAACACTTAAAAGTAAAAAGCTTTATGGCAAAAGAATTTCTGAATCTTGGATTTATTACGGCAAGAAAAATCCTTTAGAAAAGCAGGCTGAAAAAAAGAATTATAAAGCGGTTTATGCCGCAATAACTCAGGATCCAGTCGTTGCACTAGAGAATAACCCGCCCGCGATTCGAGATACAGCAAGCCGATGGATGACTGTATTCAATCTTCCAGCGGTAAAAGACGTTACCAGTAGGCTTTTGGCTAGGTATGAAACGGCACCTAACGAGGTTGGGTTTAAAATAATGAACACATTCCCGCTAGCTCTTGGGGATTTCATTAATTTTTCATCAAGAATTTTTCTCGATTCACAGGGCGATATTGCGGCCCCCGTAAACCTACAGGTTATGCAAATTGATGACTCAAAAGGGGTGCTTTCTGTTGTTGCTGAAGAGGTCAACTTTTCAAAAATAGACCCAGGCACAGATAGGAATATTTTCATAAATGCCGACACGTACAATATAAATCTTAGAGAGGTCCATGATTCGATTTATACGGCGGCGTCTTCTGGTGATGTCGTGGTGCTTAATATTGTTTCAGGTGCCACTATCGGGTCTTTAAATACTTACTATGCCCTCGACATAGGGGCTTGGCCCGCAGGTGTCACCATTGAAATAGCTGGTGATGGTAGGATTCAGGGCAGAGGCGGGAACGGTAGCCAGCAAGCCGCACAGGATGGCGGTCCAGCAATGCTAACAACATACGCCGTTGATGTTACTGGCGATATAGAAATATGGGGTGGCGGTGGCGCTGGTGCTACGTGGATCACTGGTGGGGTAGGTGGGTCCGGTCCCGCTGCTGGTTTTGGTGGTGCTGGTAATGTACCAGGTCAACCAGGCGGAACAACTGAGCTTGGCGGTACTGGTAACGGTCCGAATGGGGGAGACCCAGGGCAGGCGGGAACGGATTTTGGCGGGGGTGTTGGTGGTGCTGCTGGCTACGCAATAAACGGCGTTTCTTTTGTTACTATTTCGGGAACCGCAGATATTCGAGGACCGCAGATTAATTAGTATTTGCATAATGTAAAAAAAAATATATGCTTATATCTCACGACAACTAAAGGCATATTAAAATGAAATTATTACTAATCGCGACATGTATTTTAATTCTCTCGGCTTGCAACGGTAGAGAGTACAATATTGACTATAGCAAGCATTACAACGGTGACGAAATGAGCCTTTCTATTTACGACCACTTTATAACGACAACAGATTCAGGTCAGACAGTGCCAAGCGCTGCTGTAACCGTTAGGGATCTTGATAATAATTTAGTTGATTTGTTTTCTAATAAATCGGGCACTTCAACACCAAACCCGCACACGGCTGACGCTTTTGGTCGTGCTACGTTTTACCTTCGAGACGGTATTTATAATATTACTGCCGTTTCAGGTTCGGATACGGTTGTTTACAATGATGTGATTATTGGCGTTGACCCAACAGCCCCCGCTTTATATGATGACATGGGTGGAGGTTATTTTCGTTATCAAATTTATGCAGGAACCACAAGCGGCTTAGATCTAGCGGGCGGTTCGGTGACTTCTGGTTCGATCGGTGGGACTGGTAGCGGCGCAGATTACATAATGACTCAATTTGATAGTATGCCAGATGGGGTTAAATCTGTTGAAATTTTACATCGTGACACTATCACGTGGACTAACGGCGCTAGGTCTTCAATGGCTTATCGAGAATCTACTTTTACCAACTTCCCAAACTACGAGTTAAGTTTGAGACAGACTCAGCCGCAGATTTTTACAGGCGACGGAAATTCTATAACGACTTGGACGGTAAAGCGTCACGCGCTAGATGGAAAGCGGTTTAGATTTGACAATGATTATTCCGGTTTCGATACCATAACCACCATAGGCTTTGTTATCGGCGGCTTTTATATGTAACCCCCCTAGGCGTACTCTTCATATATAGAGTGCGCCTTTTCAGACCACCTAACCCCCCGCGTTGACCCTTCCGAATAGATAAACTCGATCAGTTCAGCAAACTCCTTTTTACTCATCCCGCTAGAGCTTAGCGACATACTGACAGGCTCACCCAGTAGCCCAACGCAAGGCATTTCATGGCGAAACGCTGACAGCAAAAAGCACTTCCAAGCCGAGTAATGCCACTTCCTGCCGTTGAACTCTATCGGCTCAAAATCCTTACACATTGCCCACAGCTTAGCGTTTTGATCGTTGTTCCTGCTTTCCCTGCCCAGCGTGATAATCACGTCACCGGCAATCAGCGCGCGAGTAATTAAAGGATCGGCCCAGTTAAAGA